TGACCGACTCGAACGCGTGGGCCGGGACACCGTCTGCGTCAACCGCGTTGGTGGGGTTCTCGTAGACCTTGACCTGCAGCACCCCGGCGACCGCTAGTAGGTCCGCGCGAATGGCGTCCGTGGTGGCGGAACCTGCGAGTGTTAGCTCTGCTTCTCGGCGAATGCGAAGCTCCGCGTCCGTCTCGATGTTGCGGCCGATCTCTGCGTCGCTAGCGTTGGTGACCGAGTTCAGTCCGCTCACGGGTGCGACGATGACCTCGAGCGTGCCGGCGTTCGCCACGACGGGGCCAGTGACCGTGCAGGTGGCCGTGCCTGCGTAGTTGCCCGCTAGCACGCTGGTCACGTCTGCGTCAAGAGCGAACTGAGAGGTCGGAGAGCCCGTGACTGCGAAGATGGTACCGGCGGGTACGGTGGTCGCTGCGTCCAGGTTGAGCGTCACCACGACGTCCCCGAAGGTCGCCGGCTTGCGGGGGGTCCCTGACAGCGCACACACGTTGTCGAGGTTGACGCCCTCCGCCTTGTTGGGGTCGACGACACCGTAGGCTGCCTCGACGGCCTGCCAAGTGAGGACGATCTGCCGGGCGAACACCGCGACGATCTGACCTAGGGGGGACTCCGAACTCAGGTCGAGCCCGGGGTCCAGGTTGGTCAGAAGGTCTTGGTTGATCTCGTCGACCACCTCCTCGAACGTGGGAGAGACGAAACCGGTAGCAGTGATACCCGACATCAGGCGTTCTCCACGATGAATGGAGTCCCGAGACCCCCAGTGATCTTCTCTCCCAAGTCGGCAGTCGCCTCGAACGCGATGTCCAAGTTGCGAGCGGCCTTGTCCAGCGTCGCCACAACAGCCAGCGTCGCGAGCCCCGGGAGAGCACGCAGCGCCTGGTCAAACACACTCTCGATGAGCCCCACGTTGGGGTTCTTGAGGAAGACGATGTCGAACCACGGGATGCCCACTCGCGCATCCGCGAACCACTCCCCCCGAACGGAGAACACCCGGTTGCGCATGCGATAGGCCAGCTCTTCGCCGCCCGTGGAGATGACCGCCGTGTGGGTCGAGAGGTCAATGTCCCCGTCACCGGTCTGCTTCAGGATGCTCACAACTGAGTCCTCAGTTTGGAGGACGCAATGGCCGCCATGACGGAGGGTTTCAACGTCGTCCAGTAGGTCTTCAAGCCCGCCCCGTCGTCTCCCGGTGTGATGACCCAATTAGTAATCAGGGTATCTAGCGTGTCGTAGACACCCTGAGCAATCGCCACCCCCTTCGCTGCTGTTGCGTCAGTGACGTCCACGACATCTACGTGCGCGTCCGAGAGTTCAACGTGCAGCCCGCCGTCCTTGCCGATCATCCCCTTGCTCTCCCTAGACGTCGCGTCCAGGGGGCTCATCGGGGCCGTAATCGCGTTCCATCCAGGCAGGGCCACGCAGGAGTTCAGCCCGCCACGAATGAGGTTCAGCGGCTCGCTGGGCGCCAAGCCCGAGGTCTCCCAGGCGCCAGTGTCCAGCGTCGAGAACACAACGAGCACCCCGTCCCCGGCCGCGAGCGGGAACGTCATCTGGAAGCCCCCTCCCCTCGGGTACACGATAGGGACGTCACCCAGGATGGGAGCCTCCTCGTACTCCGCGGAGCCGTCCCCGTTGCGTCGAGGGAGCTTCACCGCGAGTTGAATGTCCGCCGTCATGGTGACGGAGTTGAAGGCTTTCACGACCCCGGGCAGAGCCGTGAAGACGTCTTCAGCTGAACGCTTGAAGAACGCGTCCATGACTTGAGTGATCGACGGCTCCAGCACAACCAAAAGTTGTTCAGAAGTCTGAAAACTCAAATAACCGTGGCGCCGGGCGGGATTCTGAACTGGGGGTAATCCACCCCAGTCACGTCCACGTACCACTCCTGGCCTCGCGTGTCCCCTCGATACTCGAGCTGCAGAATCTTGTACCCCCCTCGGACTTCCCGGGAGTCCACGAACACCACGCCCCCGATTGTGAACTTGGGGTTGATGAGGCTGCGAACCGTGCAGATGTGCCCGGGCTTCGTGAGGGCCGCCGTACGAGCCATGGCCACGGGGGTGTTGAACGAGCCGGTGCCTTTGGCCTCGAGACTGGGGGAGCCGATGAGTCCCGAGTCAGGATGCAGGTGAACGGCTCGCTCCGCCCGCTCGGGCAGGGGTGCGCCCTTCTTCATCAGGACGAGTTCGCTGCCCTGTACTGACCACTCGAGCCCGGACTGGTCAGTCATCTCAGACATCAGCCCTGCTGACTTCCCGGTGAGAACCCCGCGTCCACCGAAGATAGCTTTGGCTGCCTCCGGGATTTGCGCTAGCAGGCCCTTGGTGCCACCCGAGACCTTCAGCCCCATGCTCTCAGCGAGCGCGAGGATGGCGTCCTTGGTGGTGGCCTTCTTGCCCAGGGACGTGTTGATGCCTGCCATGGCGATGGGCATCATGCCTTCGCCGGTGACCAGGTGGGTGATCCAGTCGGGGCCCTCTCGGACAGACCAGGCGGCCATGACTTCGCCGTTGAAGATCTCCCCGAAGTTGTCGTCGTACCCTGCCGAGAAGATGACTCGGTTCTTGTGTTTCGCCAGCTCCGCCCTGCGGTCAGGGTGCAGGTTGTAGAGCTGCAGCTCCAGCGTGTTGGGCTGGAGCGGGGTGTTGGTCTTCTTCGCGGAGAACGTGCAGTCAAAGTCCGACAGCACCATGGTGTCGACCTGCAAATGAATCTTGCGCTTGAATAGCTGCTTGCTCACAGGAAGACTTCCTCGGCGTAGTACCCCAGCTCCGTGCGCTCACCATCCCCCATCTCGGTGTAGTTGGGCACGGTGTCGTCGCTACCATTCACGATCAGGACAAGCATGCCTTGCGGGAGCTTGGTGTTGTACCTGTAGGGTTGGAGTAGATCGGCTCCCGTCACTAGCTTGATGCCGGACACCAGGACCTCTCCCGCCACCGTGGAGATGGTGAGGAAGCTGGCGTCCTCCCGGACTGAGTGCAAGAAGCGGAAGACGAAAGTCTCCCCGTCGAGCTTCACCTCACGTTCATAGTTGGGCTCCTTGTCGACAGGGATGCTGTAGAGTTTCTTCGCCATGTCACTTCCCCGTCAGGAACGCCGTGATTCCCAAGGCATCCGTGGCGTCAACAAGTACGCTCTGCACCCCCCTCTTTTCCGCTGCGGCCTTGGGGGGAGCTACGATCTTGGGGGTCGCGATGATCTCCTTGGGAGCCTTCGTAGTAGCCGCAGTAACGACACGCAACTTCTGGAACTCCAACGAGAACGTAGCCGAGCCTCCTCGATCGGTGGTGCGAGACAGCGGGGCCGACACCAGGTACATCTCCTCGTACCTCTGGGATGGCGTGGTGATGATGACGGGTGTCGCGTCGTCAATGAGCTTCCACAACACGTTCTGCGCCTCGCGAATGAAGTTGCGCGTGTTTCGAGGCTTGAAGACCGTAGCCACGTTCTCCGGCTTCTTGTTGAATAGGCTCCTCACCGCGGACCCAACCGCCTGAAAGACAGCTCCTGTCGAGATGCCGAAGGGCTGGTTGTTCTCGGGCACGTCGAGCTTCAGGGGGCCCACGACACCCCAGCTCTCGCCGAAGATGTCCGTGTACCCGATGGGCGTGTCCGTGATGAACACCTCGAGCTGCACTCGAATGGGCTGGGGCAAAACGTGGTCCGTGACGTCTACACCCTTCTCCACGGCGTGCGATGTGAGTTCGGATGACTTCTCGTGGCGCTCGGACTCAACCGCGTCAAAGAAGAACCACTTAGGTCGACCGTTGTCCAGCCAGTAGAGGAAGGCTGGGAACCTGTCAGTGGATACGGTGAATGGGTCTCTCGCCGTCATGTCATCGCCCCGCCGGTTCGTAGCCGGCTTGCCTCATGGCCTTGGTGTTCGCCGGCATGGAGTTCGTGCGCTTCACGGCCTTCTCTACCGTCTTCTTCATGTCCTCCTGGTTGGTGACCACTCCCTCTACCGTGACCTCGTTGATGATGGTGGTTGTTCCTCCCCCGCCGCCTCCCTTGCTCAGATCGTTGGATACCCACGGCAGCATTCCGACGCCTTGCTGGTCGCGCCAGAACTTGTCGGAAGTGACGTCTTTCATCATCTTCTGCATGTCTTGGCCAGCAGCCTTGTCTGCCATGTCGAAGGCTTCCCCCCACCCCTTGCCCCTGGTCTTGTTCTCCACGAACGTCGTGATGAACTTGAGCGGGCCGGCGATCATTGCGCCCAACCCCGAGACCAGGAATGCGACGAGCTTCACGAGGAACGTGAAGGAAGAGAGTACGAAAGGCAGGACCTCTTTCACCATCTGCCCGAACAACTTCAGAAGCAACTTGATAGCAGGAGCGGTGTCCTCGAGCGTCTGCTTGATGTTCTCCCAGGCTACCTTCAACTCCTTCGCGACTTCCGTAGAAGTCCCCGCACCCAGGAACTCGTCGAGCAGCGTGCCGATGAGACTCCGGTTGCCCTCCATCAGGTTGAACAGATCGTCGAAGACGAGATACAACAGACCCGCCAGAAGTAGTGGCCAGGCCAGCCTCCCCATCCACATCAGCAGCATGCGGAAACCCCCAGCCAGGCGTACGACCTGGTAGAGCAGTGCGGCTCCAAACGCCACCCAGATTGTCGTGGCCAGCGTTGTCCTCCGGGAAAGTCCAGTCATGTACGACGACGCCTGAGCCAGCGCGCCCACGACTCTCTTCACCCAAGGGTACGCGCCGAAAGCCAGCTCCGACTTGAAGACCTGGAACGCGGTCTTCATCATGTGAATCTTCTGCCGCACGACGACCGACGACTTGGAGAAGTCCGAGTACATCGACAGGTTCAGCTTGTCGAAGTCCTTGAACAACTCCTTGACTCCCTCGCTCCCCAGAGAGAGCAGAGGGATGAGGCGGAAGCCCATCTCACCGAACATCTCGTTGGCAAAGCGGACCTTCATGGCGGCGTCCTTGAACGTCGTCATCTTGTCCGCCACCTGCCCGATCATCTCGGGGAGTTCTTTCAGACCCCCGCCCGCGGCCTTCTTGGTGTTGATTCCAAACTGCCCGAAGACCTTGATGCCGTGAGCCATGCCGGTGAGGGTCTGCGTGCCCCCCAGATGGTTCTGCATGATCTTCATCGCAGTCGTGAATTGCTGCGTGGTCAGGCCGGTCTGCTCCGCTGCGTACTTGTACTTCTGCAGCGCTTGCGTAGTGAACCCCAGCTGCGCCGCGAGAAATTCGAGGTCGGAGCCAATCTTGGTCTGGCCCTCCAAGAAGCTCAGCGCACCTTTGCCAGCGCGGAACGTGGCCCACCCTCCCGCAATCTGCTTCAGGAAGCTGTCGAACTTCTTGTTGCCTTGCGTGAGTTCCTTGGTGTCAATCTCAAAACCCAGCTTCGCGAGTACCGACCTTAGCGCCTCCATCACCGACTCCTGGCCGCAGCCATCTGCTTCGACTCTTCCGCCTCGATGACGTCGAGCACCGCGTGCGCATCGAACATGTCATCCAGCGACCAGTACCCCTCGAGTTCAGGGAGAGTCACCCGCACGCGTTCGGAGACCAGAAGACGCCAGGCGTAGCCGTCCACGCCCTCCGGGAGTTCGAGAGCCCCGCCGTAATCTGAGTCGCCCGAACTCACCCTGGCAGGCCGCTTGTAGCGGCCAAGCCGTCGAAAAAACTTGCGAAGTTCACCTTCACGCTGGCGCCGAGCCACTCGAGCATGCCCTTGTAGTCGGCGATGAAGACGACATCGAAGATCTCCTTCAGCCGTTGACTCTTCCCCGCGGCGACCAACTCCGTGTGCTCGGAGAACACGTCGCAGAGATACTCGAAGTCCTCCTCGCTCACGGCGCCAGCCTGCCCCAGAAGGGCTCCCAGTGCGGCCTCGGGGGACGCTGCAGCCTGCGCCGCGGACAGCGCGGGACCTAGCACCTTGACCAGCCTCAGGAAGACCTTGCGCCCCTGGAGAGCGCCGAGCTGGGTGATCTGGAAGGTGTTCGATCCGACAGTAACAGTCTCGGTCTTTCGCATGTTCAAAACTTTGAACAACGACGAAAAGGAAAAGGGCCCCGCAGGGCCCTCTCCACCTCACATCCGAAGATGTCAGGCTGTCAGTTTCCGCCGGCGAACTCGATGAGACTTGCGACGCGAATCGTCCACTCGCGAGGAGTTGCCTTGGTTCCGAACGTAGCATCCGGCGGCTTGGAAATCCAGCAGTGTTCAGCGGTGTACAGCGTGGTGCCGCCCTTGTCCTTCACGGCAAAGGGACCGACACCCGCCCCGTTGTCGCCGAGCTTGTCTTGGAGGTACATGGCCGTGAGAAGCGCGTTGTTGGGAGAGGTCTGCATCAGCTTGAGCTTGACCGTTGCTCGATTGTCGAAGAGCTTGGAGCGCGAGACTTCGCCGTCGACGCCCACGACATCCGTGAAAGCGTCGCCCTCGCGCTCGATGGTGATCATCTCGTCCTCAGCGAAGCCGCTGGTGATCGGGAGTCCCGCGATGATAATGCTCACGCGGTTAGGGTCGTAGAATCGCGTGGTCATACTGAAACGGTCCCCTCGACCTCAGCCGTGTGGATTGCACCGGAGAGCGTGAAAGTGAATGTGACGTCAGGGAGGTTGCGGGTCGCCTTGTCCGCGGCCGAGACCTCCTTCGCAGCAGGAGCCGAGACAACAGGTCGCGGGTTGTTGGAGATGCCGCCGGCGGAGATGCCTGCCTCGATTGCCCCAGTGACCGCGGACACAATCGTGTCGATGCCCGGGTCGGTGAAGGGGATCTTGGAGTTGTTGATCATCGCAGAGAAAATTCGGTACTGAATCTCCGCCACCTGCCAATCAAGGAAGTGAATGACGTCGATGAACTCGCCCTTCGCCGTCTTAGCGCCGCCCTGCGTGCAGTTGATGCCCGCCAGCGTTACGTAGTACGAGAGGTTCTTGCCCGCGAGAGCGGTCTTCTGAGCCGTGGTCAGCGCAGTGTCGACCGTCACGCCCGTGAGCGTCTTGAATTGCCAGGTGCGGTCGCCAGGCTTGTAGGGGAAGTTGTACCCCATCCAGGCCGCGTCCGAAACACCAGGCAGCGTCTTACCGCAGAAGATGCCCGCGACATGGTCGTAGCTTGCGCCCTTCACGTCGCTAGCAACGTCCGTGGTCGTGCCCGCATCCGTGCAGAGTGTGTCTGACGTGACGTAGACCAGGAGCTTCTTGTTGCTGTTGGCCCAGCTCGCCGCCGCGTTCACGATGGCCTCGGAAGGCACCGCGAGGATGAGCCCGTACCAGTCGTTGTCCTCCGCCGCAATCGACGCAAGGTCCGTCGCGATGCTTGTGGCCGGGTTGGCCGTGGTGTCCTTCACCTCGAGCAGCGACGACCACTCCGAGATGACGATGACGTCGCCCGCAGCGGTCGTAGTGAACGTAACCGTGTCGGTCGAAGACGATGCAGAGGACGACGCAAGAGCGTTCAGCGCAGTGGCCAGCGACGCCGCATCCGTGTTCACGACACCAGTGCCCGTCACCGTCACCGTGGACGAGGAGCCGTCAGGGAGAGTGACAGTGACCGAGTGCGTGACACCCGTGGCCGACGAAATCAGCCGAAGGGTCATGGTCTGTGCCGGAGCGCCGAGGCACTTGCCGACCTTGAAGGTCTTGACCTTGTTGGGCTGGCTGCAGAGCGCCACCGCCTTTTTGTAGGCTTGGTGGTTGACCGTGAAGCCGTCCGTCAGCATCTCCGAGGGCTTCTTGTACGTGCGTACGAGAGGACCCGCGATGGTGTGATAGGCCGCAATCAGAGGAGTACCGAAACCCTCTTTCGAGGGCGCAGCGGTATTCGCTGTGATGGTTACTGATACAACGTCGTCGAGTGCTCCCACACCCGAAAACTGGTAGCTGCGCTGTCTTTAGCCCAACAGAGCCAATCGCGTGAGCGCGTTCAGGTCTCGGTCAGACAGCGGAAAGTTCTTTAGTTCCCAGAACTTAGCCAGTGCAGCTCGCGTCAGAGGTCCCACGTTGCCGTCGACAACCAGCTTAGGTTGCCCCAGCTCCAGCTTGTTGAGCCCTTCCTGCGCGAGCTTGTTCAGCGACCTGATGGCTTGTCGGTAGCGATCGTTGAGCAGAGCCTGCATCAAGATCAACGACATGTCCGCCACGTTGATGTGACCCTTCCCGACGTACGGCTTCTCGCCCGCGTACTTCGCGGGAGGCTCTACCTCGATCAAGGGGATGCCGTTCTGCCGTCGGTCCAGCCCGCGGTTCACCCAGTAGGTAGTCGGGTCCTTCTGGCTCGAGAAGATGACCTTCAGCGGCACGTCCTTGTAGGGCAAAAACGCTGGAGCGAAGTTGCAGAGGTACATGTCCCCGGGGCGTTTCCACGCGCCAAGCCGAAAACGCTTGCGCCACTCCTCCAGA